TCTTCCGATCTCAAAGATGGCAAGATAACCGGCACCGCCATGAAAATGCAGCGCACTGATCCCGGTGGCGGCTACCATGTTTGGCACGGCGAACAGGGTAATGGTGAGCATGCAGATCGAGTGTTGGTTTACATGCTCTACCTCAACACGCTGACGCAAGAAGAGGCCGGGGAAACTGAGTTTTTGTATCAGCAGCGCCGCTTAAAGCCTGAAGAAAACACGATGGTGTTATGGCCCGCTGCATTTACACAGGCCCATCGTGGCAATACTGTTTTTGGTGAACGCAGCAAGTACATCGTTACTGGTTGGTTCTACTACGAGTGAGGACAAAATGCCCGCAGGAACTCCTAAAATAACTATGTTTGGTGGTGGTGGCGGCGGCGTGCCTGGAGGATCGCAGACATTTAATGCGTCTGGAACTTGGACAGCCCCCGCAGGACTTTCTAAACCAAATATTACCGGAAGAGGCGGCAGTGGGAACCCCGGCAATCCTGGCAACTCTGGCAACTCAGGAAACGGCGGTGCTGGCGGCCCAGGGGGAGGTAATGGAATATATGTTTATTGCAACTGTAACGGCGGTTATAATTTTAATTCTTGTGGCCCCGGCGGTGCCCGTGGTGCAGGCGGTACTGGTAATAACGGTAGCGGCTCAAGCGGCAGTTCTGGAAGCCCCGGTAATGCGGGTAATGCAGGCGGCACATCTTCCGGTTTAGGGTATAACTTTTCGGGTGGAGCAGCCGGTAATGGTGGTTCTGGCGGGTCTGCCGGGCCAGGCGGTTTTTCAGGTGATCCAGGCGGCTGTGGGCTTTATTATTTTGGTGGCCCATTATCTGGTACTAGAGTTGATGGCTGTTATGGTTTGCCAGGGTCGGGTGCCGGAGCAGGTGCCGCAGGATCATGGCCTAGTTATAGTGGTGGCGGTGGCGGTGGTGCCGGTGTTTGTAGTTGTGGAAATTCAGCCTCTGGTACTACCCCCGGTAATGGTGGGAATGGTGGCGGGAATGGCGGCACAGGTCGATCAACATCCGGGTCGTTTGCAACTGGAGGATCTGGTAACTCTGCAAATTCCCCGAGAGCGGGCGGAGGAGCGGGGGGAGGTAGTAGCGCACTATATCCCTGCGGCGCAGTAGCGGGCGGAGGTGGCGGCGGTGGTCGCGGCAACCCTGGAAATCCTGGCAGCCCTGGTAACCCTGGATCAGCCGCTCCCCCGGCTACTACATATAACTGTGTTTCCGTTACTGGAGGGTCAAGTTATCCAATTACTGTTGGCTCTGGCGGACAAGTAACTATCTCTTGGAATCCTCAATGAACAATCGAGAGTTTCAAAAACAACAGCACCAGAATCATTTGGCCGAGGCGTTAAACCGCGCTCGGTCTGTCACCATTGGCACTTGCTTTGGTGGTACGGTGGAAGTTTCCATGCGTCGTGCAGACGGCTCAAATACTTTTGCCATCCTTCAGCCTGTTGAAATTACAGAGTTGATCCACCAACTTGCCGCCAGTATTGGGTGCCACATCCACATTCAACCGCGCCGGGATTTTGCTAGTTGGCGTGACTGGAAGTACACCGAAGAAGAATTGGCGCACTACCGTGGTGTTCAACATCTTCCTGGCGTGGGGCATCCCCCACATGCAAACGACATGGCCCCCGTACAAAATAAGGGGCAAGTGCTTCCGGCACCGGAGCAGCAACCAGGACTTCAACCCGCCATGATGGCAAGGAGTGAATCAAATGAGCAAACTGTGGCAACTCAAGAAACTGTCGGACGGAAGCGCACTAAACGAGCCGCAGCCGCTGCCTGAAAACTGGGGGCCGATCTTCGGCCTTCACGGCTTCATTGACCAGATCGGTGATCTGTCGTGGCTTGGAGAAGCCTATAACGACATGGGTTGGGTTGAGGTGGGTGATGCGCCTCCTGCCCCCGCCACATCATCTGCGGCAGAACTCGCCTGGGATCGCGCCAAGAAGATGTTGGCCGAGTCTGACTGGTCAATGCTGCCGGATGTGCCCATGACCTCGGGTGCCAAGGCAGCATGGATTGAGTATCGGCGTGGCCTGCGGGAGATTCGGCTTCAGTCTGGATTCCCTGACGCAATCCAGTGGCCTGCCCGTCCTGAGTGAACAAGTACACGATCCGGTTCAACAAGTCACGAGGACAGCCGGGTCGTGGCTCCATGCTTCATGTTTGGCGCGTGTTTGAGAACGGGCGGGAGGTTCTTGCCAAGAATGTGCGGATCGAAACCCGGTCTTGGACTGAACTGGACGCCAACGGTCAGGACTACAACATCGCCTGTCATGGCAACGACTTTCACCTGGACAGTGACCAACATGGACTGCTACCCGCAAGAGGACGGGCACTCTGATGTGGTCTTCAATGTGCACTGGACTTGCTCCGGCGCGGACGGCCAGTACAACGGCAGCGTTTACAGCACCTGCGCGGTTCCCCTGTCTCAGGGCACCTTCACTCCCTATGCCAATCTGACTCAGAACCAAGTTCTGGGCTGGATCTGGGCCAACGGGGTGGATCAAGCCGCTACTGAGTCCGCTGTGCAAACCCAGATCAGCAATCAAATCAACCCCCCAGTGGTGAGTCCCCCGCTGCCTTGGGCCGCATAAGGGCAAGCCGTCAGCCCCCGATGACGGCACACGAAGGAGATCGAGATGGGCAATAACAAAGAACCCCAGATCGTGAACATCGATGGCACTGAGTATGACTTCGCTGACCTCACGGATCAGCAGAAGGTCATGTTTGAGCACTGCTTGGATCTAGACCGCAAGATCGCCTCTTGCCGGTTCCAACTGGATCAACTGAGCGTGGGCAAGGATGCGTTCCTGACCTTGCTCAAGCAGTCTCTGGCCTCTACCCCTGCGGAAGCAGAACAGAAGGCCGCTTAACCTCTAGGAGAGCCTCATGGCTGAGAAATGGATCGCAAAGGCAATTTCTAAGCCTGGGGCTCTCCGCGAAGCCCTCGGGGTAAAAGAGGGCAAGAAGATCCCGGCCAAGAAGTTGGCCGTGAAGGAGTCTGACTCTCCTCTGATGAAGAAGCGCAAGACCTTGGCTAAAACTTTGAGGGGCTTTGACTAACCATGAGCGTGGAGATCGACCCGGTCAGGTACGGCGTCCTATGGCAGAAGGTCAAGGACTACGAACGCCGCTTCGATGACATGGATACGAAGATGAACAAGATGGAGTCCCAACTTGAGCATCTCGTGGCTCTGGCCAACCAAGGCAAGGGTGGCTTCTGGGCCGGCATGGCTCTGGTCTCCGCAATCTCATCGGTTGTCGGCTACTTCTCCCACTTCTTCCATAAGGCGCCGTGATGGATAAGACCGAATTGGCCGTTTTTAGGGCTCAGGCAAGGGCAGAACTTGACCGCCTAGAAGCCGCAAGCACGGCCAAAGAGGTCGCCGGGAAGGCTATCGGCAAGCATGGCCTGGCCTATATCACCGCAATCGTGGTGATCGGGGTTGGAGCCTCCATAGTCCTGGAAAACGAGAAGATCGCAGCCGTCATGGGCCTGCTCGGCGCCGCCCTGACCGCTCTGATCTCCATGCTCAACGGCATCGCCGGGGCCTCTCCGAAGCAAGAGAAGCCCGAGTTTGAGGTCATCAAACATCTGATTGACAAACTGGACAAACTCGACAAGGAAGAGTTGCCCATGCGGGTAGATGTCGTGGGCGACAAGGTTACCGTGACAAAGGGTGCGGACACTGTCACAGCCAAGAGGGACTGACCGTGGCTGACTTTCTCCCTGCCTTTGAGAAGATGATTCGGGACGAGGGCGGCTATGTCCTGCACGAGGTAGAGGGTGACCGCGGGGGCATGACTTACGCCGGAATCGCCCGCAAGATGAACCCCGACTGGCCTGGATGGGCTCACCTGGACCGCAAGGAGACCCCTCCTAGCGAGATGGTGCGCCAGTTCTACCGGGAAGGCTACTGGACGCCCATCAGGGGCGACGAACTGCCCCAAAGGGTGGCGGAGTCTATCTTCAACTTTGCGGTCAACACAAGCGCTCCTAGGCGGCCTGCTGTGGCCATCAAGTTGGCTCAGATCGTTGTCGGCTCCACTCCTGACGGGGTTTTGGGTGACAAGACCTTCCGGGCGCTGCGGGAGATGGACGAAGAGAAGTTTGTCCTGGCCTATGCCCTGGCCAAGATCGCCAGGTATCGGGACATCGTGACCCGCGACAGGTCCCAGATGAAGTTCATGTTGGGGTGGATTAACCGTACTTTGGCGGGGGTGTGATGGACCTGATGGGCATCGGAAGCATCATCGAGTCGGTCGGGAAGGTCGCCGGAGACCTGATCACCACCGACAAAGAGCGGATGCAGATGGAGTTGGAGCAGCGAAAACTTGATCTAGAAGAGAAAAAACTAGATCAGGCGATCAACCTAGCCCAGATTGATGTCAACAAGGAGGAGGCCAAAAGTGCCTCCACCTTCGTTTCTGGGTGGCGTCCTTTTATCGGGTGGGGCTGCGGGCTTGCCTTCGTCTATGTCAGCATTCTGGAGCCTATAGCCCGGTTTGTGGCTAAGGTCGTCTTTGAGTACAACGGCAGTTTCCCGGAAATTGACACCAGTATCACCATGCAGGTGCTGTTCGGGCTTCTCGGCTTGGCCGGGATGCGCACCTACGAAAAGACTAAGAATGTGGCTTCAAAATGAGTTCAGCAGTCAAGTCAGATCCGGGCAAGTGGAAGCGTATCGTCGCCTCCGTCAAGGCCTCCGGCAAGGGCGGTGCGCCTGGCCAGTGGAGCGCCCGCAAGGCTCAACTTGCAACTCAGAAGTACAAAGGTTCTGGAGGGGGTTACAAGGGGCCAAAGAAAGCCGATAATTCCCTCGCAAAATGGACCAAAGAGGACTG